GTCGATTATGGAACCTATCCTGACCAGCAGCGTCCGGTCTTCGCCCTGCGCGAGGTGCAGAAGACGCTCGCCCGCGTCGCGCCGGGCACCGGGCTGGAAGGCTCGATCTACGCCGGGCTGGAGAAGCTGACCGACGCGTACCTCGCCAAACGCTGGCGGCGCGACGACGGGGCCGAGATGCGGATCGAGCGCTGCCTGATCGACGCCAACTGGGGACAGTCCACGGACGTGGTCTACCAGTTCTGCCGCCAGAGCGCCCACGCCGGTCTGATCATGCCGAGCCACGGGCGCTACGTCGGCGCGTCGAGCGTCCCCTTCAGCGAGTACAAGCGCAAGAAGGGCGAGCGGATCGGGCTGCACTGGCGCGTGCCCACCGTCCAGGGCCGACGGCAGGTGCGCCACGTCGTGATCGACACGAACTACTGGAAGAGCTTTGTCCACGCCCGGCTGGCCGTGGCGATGGGCGATCCCGGCAGCCTCTCGCTCTTCGGGCGCAAGCCCGGCGAACACCAGCTCCTGGCCGAGCATCTCACCGCCGAGTATCGCGTGAGGACCGAGGCGCGGGGCCGCGTGGTGGACGAGTGGAAGATTCGCGCGGGCGGGCCGGACAACCACTGGCTCGACTGCCTCGTCGGCTGCGCAGTGGCGGCGTCGATCCAGGGCGCGGTGTTGCCGGGGACCGATGCCAAGGCCGCGCCCGCCCGTGCGCCGATCAGGCTATCCGAGCTTCAGAAAGGGAGGCGGTGATGGGCACGCCTAATGACAACGGAAAACCTGCATCCAAGCGGGGTCTACTGTGCCCCGACTGCGGATGCGCCCATTTCCGGGTGCTCTACACCCGCCGCGCCTGGGGCGGCCGCTTGCTGCGTCGGCGGGAATGCCGCCACTGCGGTCGGCGCGTGACGACGTATGAGGCGGCATCCTCCTGAGTGGTGGTCACAAGCCGTACTTCTGCCGGAAATCCCCGATCCAGTCCGTATGCCGCCCTGAATCCGCGATGTACTTGGCCAGCGTCTGCATGCTCAACGAAGCAACCCGGCTTCGCAACCTGTCGGGAACGAACTGCATCACAAAGGGCATGATGCCGCCGGAATCGGAACCCGTGTCGCAGTGAAACACCGGACTGCGTTCATCGTGTAGCAAAACGAAGATGCCGCCATACTCGAGCGCGAAAAGAAGTTCCCGGAAGAACTGATAGTTCAACGCCAGGACGCATTGGCGTTCGCCCTTCATCAAATCGGCGAGCCCGTGCTTCTCGGCCAGCGTCCAGTATCTGCGACCGATGTGATGAAGGTAGCAGCCCGTCTTCGCGGGCAGCGGATTCTTTCCCGCGCAGTCGCCCATACCGAGCACGGTGCAACCTCCGAACTCGGCTTCCATCATCTTTGACTCGATGAATACGAACGGACGCCCGGATGCGTCGCGCAGGGCGATGTCGATGGACGTGGGTTGCCCCGAGTCCTCGTTGAAGACCTTGCGGTCCTCGAACTCGAACACCGCGTCTTCCAGTTGCTTCTCGCACGAGACCCCGACCGAACGAAGCGCGGCCAAGAGTGGCTCGTAGTCATGGCGCACGATGAGCGGCCCGACGAGATTGAACGCCATCGCCTGACTGCTCAGGCCGTGGTGCAGGTACTTGTGAAGCGGGAACGGCTTCCCTTCGCCCTCGCAGATCGCCTTGTGCCGCTTGATGTACTCCACCACGTCCGACAGGATCAGGTTGCTGGGCCAGTTTTCCCACTTGTCCAGGATGAAAGCATACTTCGGATCGCGCGGCAGGTCCTTGCCGTCAAACCACTGCCTGGCGGTCTCTCGCATCTTCCGCTGATAGGCGTAGTAGCGGGGGAAAGGCCATGTCTGCGCCAGTCTTCTGCTGCTCGGCGCTTGCTCCAAAGTCGTATTGGCTGTCACAGGCGTTCTCCTTCCGATGCGTCCGTGCCGCGTAGCACGGCGTTGATGTCAAACCCCACTGCTTGTAGAACCTGCAATGCCTTTCCGATCTGGCATGTCGGCTTGCCCTTCTCCAAATCGATGATGAAACGCAGGCCCGTGCCGCACGTCATGGCCAGTTCCTTCTGCGTGACCCCGATTTGCCTGCGTCTTGCGCGGATCGTCTCTCCGAGTTGTTCTATCGTGAGGATTCTCATTGTTCCCGAGCGGTAATATCTCACGGGTAGATGCCGCAGTGCAAACGAAACCTTCCCGCTCGGCAATACTGCTGGCGCAATTTTCCTGTCCGTCGCATGTTCTGGCGCGATATTCACGGCTCTGGCGCGTTTTTCTTACCCGCATGTTCTACCCGTAGAACCTCCCGCAGAAATCTTCTCTCGCGCCCCGCCACTTCGCGTTTTCGCCGGGTAAGTAACCCGTAGACGGCCGATGGTCGGCCGCCGACGGGAGAACACCGTGGCCGAAAACCTCGATACCAAGATCCGCGACAACGCCGCCGGTCCGAAGAAGGCGACCGGCGATTCTGGCAGCGTCGAACAGCACTCGCTGACCGACCAGATCGCGGCCGACAAGTATCTCGCCTCCAAGAAAGCGGCCCGGTCCCGAGGACTGGGCATTCGCATGACGAAACTCGTGCCCCCGGGGAGCGCATGATGGTACAGGCCGTCGAGTCCACACCGAAGACGCCGGTCCGTCTGGGCGGGTTCCAGAAACCCGCCCTGCGACGTGCGGACGTTCGCGCCCTGGCGCGGCGGCGTGTCCGGGCCGGGTTCGACTCGGCCGAGACCACCGACAACAACCGTCGCCACTGGGCGCGGGCTGACGCGCTCTCCGCCGACGCAGCCGCCAGCCCCGAAGTGCGGCGCACGCTGCGTAACCGTGCCCGGTACGAGGTCGCGAACAACTCCTACGCCAGAGGCATCGTGCTTACGCTGGCCAACGACACAGTCGGCACCGGTCCCCGGCTGCAGATGCTTTCAGAAGATTCGATCCTGAACCGCACCGTCGAGACCGAGTTCCATTCGTGGGCGCAGGTCATTGGGCTCGCGCAGAAGTTGCGCACCATGCGCATGGCCCGCTCGCAGGACGGCGAGTCGTTCGCGGTGCTGGCCTTCAATCCCTTCGTCGAGCACGACGTTCAACTCGACATGCTGCTCGTCGAGGCCGACCAGGTCGCCAGCCCGTGGCGTCATCTCTTGGACGAGAACGAGGTGGATGGGCTGATCCTGGACGAGTACGGGAACCCCATCGCTTACCGGGTGATGAAGAACCATCCCGGTGGCTCGTATCGGATGGTCTTCGACGAGTTCACGACCGTTCCGGCCCCGGCCATGATCCACGTCTTCCGGCAGGACCGGCCCGGCCAGCATCGCGGCATCCCCGAGATCACTCCCGCGTTGCCGCTCTTCGCCCAACTCCGGCGCTTTACGCTGGCCGTGCTCTCGGCGGCTGAGGCGGCTGCCGACTTCGCGGGCATCCTCTACACCGACGCCCCGGCCAACGGCGAGGCGGATGCCGTCGAGCCGATGGACCTGATCGAGCTCGAGCGCAACATGCTCATGACCATGCCTGGCGGCTGGAAGATGAGCCAGGTCGAGCCGATGCAACCAGCCACGACCTATGCCGAGTTCAAGAAGGAGATTCTGAACGAGATCGCCAGGTGCCTGAACATGCCTTTCAACATCGCGGCGGGCAACTCCTCGGGCTACAACTATGCGTCCGGCCGCCTGGATCATCAGACCTACTTCAAGTCCATCCGCGTCGACCAGGCGTTCATGGCATCCCGCATCCTGGACCGCGTCCTCACGGCATGGATGCGCGAATACGCCGTTCTGAAACGAAACCTCGATCTGATCCGCACGGTTCCTCTCCACCAGTGGTTCTGGGACGGCTTCGAGCACGTCGACCCCGCCAAGGAGGCCAACGCGCAGGAAACCCGGCTTCGTAACCACACCACCACGCTCGCACACGAGTACGCCCGGCAGGGCAAGGATTGGGAGATGGAACTACGGCAACGGGCCAAGGAGAAAGCGCTCATGGATGAACTCGGACTCGGCGTGACGGAAACCGTTCCGTCCGATCCCGGCAACGACACGGAGGAGAAAGACGACGATGAATAGGACGAGAAAGACCGTGCCCGGCGGGTTTTACATCCGCGCCGAGGCGGGGGACGTGAGCCTCCATGCTGCGACTGCCACAGACGGCAAGACGCTGCGGCGCTTCAACATGACCGCCTACACCGGCGGCGCGATGGCGCTGGCGGGCTGGCCGTATCCGGTGGTCGTGGACATGGCCGGACTGGTCATCGGCAAGAAGTCGCGGCCGATCCTGATGAACCACGACACCGCCCGGATCGTCGGGCACACCGACGCGGTCGGCGTGGAGGGCACCGCACTCACGGTCGCGGGCGTCATCTCCGGCGTGGGCAGCGCGGCGCAGGAAGTCGTCGGCGCGTCCGACAACGGCTTTCCCTGGCAGGCGAGCCTGGGCGCGGCGGTGAAGAAGGTCGTCTTCGTGCCCGAGGGCAAGACGGCGGCCGCCAACGGGAAGGAGTTCGCCGGGCCGGTCTACATGGTCCGCCAGGCGAAGCTGGGAGAAGTGAGTTTCGTGGCGCTCGGCGCGGATGACGCGACGACGGCGAAAGTGGAGGCCGGGCGCATTCCGGTCATTGAAGGCAACAGCAACATGGAGGTCATGACGATGGACTTCGAGAAGTGGGTCGAGGCGAAGGGCTTTGTGCTCGCGGACCTGTCGGAAGATCAGACCGCGAATCTCAAGGCGATGTACGATGCTGAAACGAACGCTGCCGGGAAGCCGGACGGCGACGTGGCCGCACGCGGCACGCAGGCGGGGACGGGCAAACCAGTCGAGGGCAAGCCGAGCGCGGCTGAGGCCGTGATCCAGGCGCGGGAGGAGGCGCAGTCCGCCGTCCGCACCGAGCGCGAACGCGTGTCCGCGATCCAGGAGATCTGCGGGGGCGAGTTTCCGCGCATCGAGCGCGACGCGATCCGGCTCGGCTGGAGCGTCGAGGACACCTCGCAGAAGGTGCTCAAGGCGATGCGGGAGAACCGGCCCCAGGCCGATGTCCACATCGTGACCCGGTCCGACAAGGGGTCGGCCTTCACGGCGCGGTCGCTGGAAGCGTCGCTCTGCCTGCGGGCCCGCATCCCCGAGGAAACGCTCGTGAAGGAGTACGGCGAGCAGATTGTCGAGAGCGCCTACGCCAACCGCGAGATCAGCCTCCAGGCGCTGCTGGCGGAGTGCGCCGAGATGGAAGGACGCACGATCCCGCGCACGTTCGGAAACGACACGATCCGAGCCGCGTTCTCGACGGTGTCGCTGCCGGGCATCCTCAACAACGTCGCCAACAAGAAGCTCCTGCGGGCCTTCGAGGCCCAGGCCATCGTGGCGACGCGCATCTGTTCCGAGGGCGAACTGAACGACTTCAAGGAGTCGGAACGCTACCGCCTGACGGATGTGGGCGACCTCGAACCGGTCGCGCCGGACGGGGAGCTGAAGCACGGCGGGCTCAAGGAAGACAAGGCGACAAACCAGCTCGGGACGTTCGGCAAGATCTTCGCGCTCACCCGCGAGATGATCTACAACGACGACCTGGCCGCCTTCATGAAGGTGCCCGAGGGCATGGGCGCTCGGGCCGGGCGGAAGGTCGATCAGCTCTTCTTCACGCGCCTGCTCGGCAACCCGGTGCAGGGCGACGGCAAGACGCTGTTCCACGCCGACCACAAGAACTGGCGGGACGGCGCGGACACGGCGCTCTCCGGCGACTCCCTGGCGCTGGCGATCCAGATGTTCCTGGATCAGACCGACGCCGACGGTCAGCCGATCAATGTGAGTC